TACAGCAGCAATCATTGGTGCAACAGCCAGCGTTGTCATTATGTCACTTAGCAACGTAAGCAACCGCCGAGATCGAGACACTAGAGAATTATTTAATCGACTAAATGAATTAGAAAAAACTGTCGCTGGTCATCATCCACCAGAGCGTAATCGTAAGTGGAGAGTTTAAAGAGGATCTTGCGGAAATACTTGAAAATCACTAACAGCAAATTCTAAATGCTCCCATACATGAGAGTTGGAAGCGACATCTAAAGCATCGTCAGGAGTTTCAGCTACAACAACCGTCTGGAATCCACGATCAGTAACAGAACCATACCCAACAAAAGCAGCAGGGATGCGCACAACCCATCCTCTAGGTCTGTATTTAGTGGTTCCCGTGGGTTTTGATCCATCCACTTTTTGCGTTTTTGTTTTGGACTTGCGTGAGAGGGACACCAAGTATTTGTGCATCGAGAAGGCCCTCAATATCACCTTTATACGCTGCCAATTCC